GTTTCGGCATTGCTAATCGGCTCCACTTTGTTTATTGCACTTAGCTTCACACTTGTAAAGTAAGCAACTTCGCCAGTCGGTTTGTTGTACTTGCGCCCGGTCAAATACACACTGATTGAAACCTCGTCATCTTGCTTGTAACCGTTCAACAAGTCGCAAGCTTGGTTTGTTGCTTCGCATCTTATGAATTCAGAATACTTACCAGATTCAATCCTTAACACAAGATCGCGCTTTGAAAACTTTTCGCTAATCTGTTGCACGTCGCCAACTTGTTCAATAGTTCCTGTCAATTCGATCTTACTCATGTCCAATTCCAAATTCTATTAATAAATCTTGCATTTCTTGTTGCGCTGTTTTGCCGTTTGGCAATATCCACGTATGTGAACTCACGGGCTTCACGTGTGAAACTTGCACGGCGTCAATGATTCCAAGCTTGTAATTGCCACTCATGGCGAACCACAAGTGATCCAAGCCCCAGCCCGAAAAGTTTAAATCAAATGTCCACAGCATCTCTTTCAAAAAAGCACTTGTAAACAAAGGACACATAATCTCAACAAAATTCGTTTCACGTGTTAAGCTGTTTGGCACGTGCTTTGTAATGTCCCAACTTGCAAACGAATCGCTTGACAAACTTGGCTGGCTTAAATCGAACCCGCTTGCCCTTGACAACTTAACTAATTTTCTTAAGTCTGCATCATTTATTTTTATATCGTAGTCAGGAAACCAAAAGAAGTCGTAAGTATTCAGCATTTCACGATCTTCAATAAGCTTCTTGATTGCTTGGTATTTGTACGTCCCGTCTGATTCGTAATCAATCACAAACAAATCGTAATACAAAGCGGAATACTGATCAACGCCTTCACGGGCTTTGTTGGTGGTTAAGATTACAGCAAGTTTACTCATTTCTTGACACCGTAAAAATAAAGATCGCCAATTTCAGTATTGCTTTCAAAATTGCAAAACTCGAAACTTGCTTTGATATTTCCAAAGTCCTTTGGATTCAGATTCTTGTAATAATTCCGAAATTCTGGAATGTCTTTTGACAAAGGAGCGCTCCAAAAATTGTCGCTTGATTCCGTCCCGTGCTCAAGCCTTGGATCCGTTGCACACGTAAACAACAACATCCCACCAGATCGCAACAAGCGTATTGCATTCTTTACCGTCTTTTTGTAAAAGGGATCATGTTCAAAACATTCCGTGCTTATCACAAAGTCATAAGAGCCGTCTGGAGCTTCGAACTCATGCGCCTTGCATACCAAGTCGACGTTTGGCCCTTCTGCAATGTCAAGCCCCGTGTACGTGTAATCACTGAATAGATATCGATTGTTGCCGTTTATATCAAGGCTTCCAATGTCCAGCACTTTCACGCCTGTAAAGTACGTCGGATATTGCATCTTGATTCTATTGCAAAAGTCTTGCTCTTGATAATGCGCCATTTATTTTCCTGTTTATTTCTTTACTTGGACACCATGTCCAAGTCGGCTTATTTGCCTATTGCTTTCCAAAAGTCTTCAATCGATTTAATTATTGCATACTTACAACCCACGCTCAAAACCCTCGCTTGCCACTCAATTTGCAATGCGCTCTGGCGCCCCTTCAAAGCCTTGAATTCCAAGAACACCACGCCACCAGAATGCAAGTACGTCATGTCAGCAACACCAGCAACCAAGCCAATTGAACGCAAGTGCATCCCGTGCCGTGCGTTCTGGGGATTGTTGAAGTTCATGTACAAAAGTCCACGTTCTTCTGGATATGCATTCCAGTGCGATTGAAAGCAAAGGGCTTGCAGTTGGGATTCATTCATGGTTGATCATATTGATAAATAGCTCCGCTGTTTTCATTTATAGCAGAAAACTTTATAGCTATAAATTCTGTATTGTCATTATTTTTTCTTTCTACAAATATACCGTCTTTTATTAATTTACGTATTGCACCTACATTCACAATTCTAATTTTAATCAACTCAGTTTCTTGCAAGTTCATATATGCATAAAAGTATATTTGCGCTAATCCGTCTTTGATCTTGTCTATTTCTGTATATCCGTTGCTTCTGGATTTTGAACGTATTGTTAAATCATTGTATTTGATATAATCATATTTTCTAATTCGTATCGAAACAGTAAAACCTAAATTGAAAACCAAATCAAAAGATAATTTGCAATCTTCAAATTCTGTAGATTCTCTAAACTGCATAAAGCTGTTGTTTAAATTTGGCAAAGCTTTTATAATGTGCTTTTGTATTTCTTCAGCAAACTTATTCTCTAGAAATCTTACTTCATTCATTTATATATTGATTCGCAATGTTAAACATTTCTTGATCTAATTCAATCCCCAACGCTTTCAATTTCATTTCGTTGCAAACTTTAACTGTACTACCACTACCCATAAAAGGATCAACAACAAAATCTCCAGCAGTTGCCGAAACTTCTAGTATTTGTCTTATAAGTTCATCTGGCTTTTGTGTTGGATGTACCATTCTTGATGTATGCAACCTTGAAACATTTATAATATTGCCACGTCGATTGTTAATTAATTTTTTGCCCTTAACACAATATATAATAATTTCAGTTTGATTTCCCCAATCGTTTTCAAGATCCCCAGAGCCCTTATTCCCTTTATCCCAAACTATAGGCGTCTTGATTGTAAAGTATTTAGAAATTATATTTTCGAATTTACTGAATACTGACCAACTGCAAAAAAAATACAAATGCGCATTTTCAGCGGTTTTTCTTTGCAGTATTTCACACGCCTTGTCTAATAATTCAAACGCCTCTTCTTTGCCATCATTTAGCAAACCACGCTTTGTAATCGTACCATCATAGATAGAACGGTTTGAAACGTATTCAATTCCGTATGGTGGGTCTGTTAATACTAGGTCAATGCATCTGTCTTGCAATGTTTCTAATACTTCTAAGCAGTTACCGTGCTTTATGTTTTCGCATATTCTAGGTTCTATGCGGGCTTCTAAAACTTTTTCTTTGTATTCCGCTTTTTTCTCTTCTTTCTTTATTTCTTGGTATGCTTGGTTAATACTTATTACGCCCGTGCTTAGTTGCGCTTTAACTTCTGGAGTTGCAACCGCTTCAATCCTTTTAACTTTTGCAATTGTATCGTGTGAAACATTGGCGACCTTTGCAATTTCTTGACGTGTTTCAATAGGCTTTTGTTCCGCAGATATCTGCGGAACAGATTGAGGTTTTCTTATTTGGTTTTCTTTTGCCTTCACTCTAAAAACGCTTTGAAGCTCCAAAGCCAAAACGCCTCTTTGATATGCGTTTAAGTTCCGCCTACCAAACTGATTATTAATCATCCATTCTTTGGCTTCATTCCCGTCCTTGAATTCTTTGTTTACCGTTCTGAACTCCAAACTGTATTTGTTTGCAATGGCGTAGCGGTTGTGACCGTCCACAAGATACCCATTCCACACCACCAAAGGATCTCGAATCCCTTCGCTTAAAATATTCGCTTCCAGTTGCTTGTACTCTTCTGCAGTCAAAGCAGGAATAAGCTTCTTAAAATCTTCTCTTATTACTATCACTTCTTTCTCCAATGCATCCAAAGCCACCCGCTTGCGTAGCCCATTAAATCTGTAAATTGTTTTGCTTCTTGCAAGTTACAACATAAACTCTTAACCACCCAAATTGCATTAATCTTTTTTGCTTTAGCTAGCAATACCCAGCTTTCAACATCTCCATCCCGTGCCATTTGCATCGCTTCGCCCCTTGTAAGTTCCTGTAATTCCGCAATAACTTCACGCTCTGTCTTTGGTATCACACAACCGCAAAATACGCACGCCCGTGCAACGTTCGGAATCAACGCTCCGCAATCTTTGCACAACTTGACGGGTGCCACGCCACCAGCTTTCTTTTCTTGCTTCTTTAACGTCCATTCCCTTGGATCATCCCAAAAACCGTGCGTCAAAACGTTATTACCAAAGTCAAGAATCAAGAATCCATCTTTGCCATCCGATGTTCTTGAACCCCGCCCACACATCTGCAAATACAAAGGCACGCTTTTCGTGGCACGATAAAGAATTATGCACTCCGTTGAAGGTTCATCAAAACCCGTTGTAAAAAGCCCCACGTTTGACAAAACGGCGTCGGGTGTCACTTTATACCAGTCAAGTGCGTTTCGTCGTTCTGCGGGGCTTGTAGAGGCGTCCACGTGCATTATGGGCACGCCGTG